ACTATTTTCTTCCCACCTTGCATTATTTTGTTCAGTTACTTTTAAATCATATGGTGGAAACCACATAACTCTACCTCCGTTAGGTCCTCTTTCACAAAATGGTAAATCACTTACCATAAAACCTGGAGTGTTAGATGTTTTCCAAGCTAAGTTCTCAAGTGAGAACATATATTTTTTTGCTACATAACCATCCCCCGCTTTTACAATATTAGTTGATGAAGCGAATGCCGTATCAGGGTCACCATTCTGTCCGTTGGACATTGGTGCAATATTTAAGTTCCACGGTGTACTCATAACACTTGAATCGAACTTTCTAATATTTCCTGTTCTTTTCATTGTATCGGACATATTCATGTAAGACCTATCTTTAGTCCAAACCCGACAATACTCAACACCACCTTCATCACCACTAAATTTATCCACATATTTAATTGCGGATCCTCTTGACATTAAAGTGTTTCCCTCTCTAAAAATTCTACTCGTTTGATCAATTGCGTTTGCAACATGACCTCTTGCAGCACCACCATCTGATGGCATTGAATTAAGAAGTTGTTGTGTTTTATCTAATATAGAATCACTTCTAAAAGAATATGAGTTAGATAAACTCTGTTCGAACTGTGATCTCTCACTGTTAAATTCTTCATTGTTTGCCCCTAACTTATTTTTTGAATTTCTACTGTACCAAGTAAGTTTACCACCTATTTGACCACCTTCTGATATGTTTCTTTTTATTTCAAATAGTTCTGTTTGAACAGGATCAAATAATAAACTAAGGTAGTAACTACTTCTAATGACATTTTCATTGAAATCGTTCATTGCATAGTTTACATCCTCACCTCTATCATCACCAATGTATGCCTGTCCCGCAGGTGCTCCCGCTCCTAATATATCATTAATTGCGTCCCCAATTTGATTAGGAAAATTAAATAGTTTTGATGATTGTTGTGATCTTGCAGTTTTAGTATAGTTTGGTGCGTATGTTGAGAAACTTAAATTATCAAAAAGTACCGCCTTTTGACCACCTCCCATATATTCGATCATTAGATCTGATGGTTTTCTACTTGGTTTCGGTCTTCTTTGTATTCCTAATAAAGATCCCAACGCACCTGTAATGTCTTGGAATACTTTACCTAAACCTGTTTGTGCTTCAGGTCTATTAACTATTGGGTTCCTTGGGTTTGTTAAATAATCACCAGGTATTTCACTCCATGGGAATTCAACACCCGCAACTGTTTGTAAGAAATCAATTGCCTTACCCGCTATTGTTTTAGCGACTGTAATTTTATAATTCTTCTCAATTAAGTCTTCACGACCCGTAATTAAATTAATTGCTGTTGCGGTATTACCATTCAAGGCATCAATTAATCTTACTCTACCGTATGTTGCAGCAACTAAGTTCTGTGTAATTCTTGCAAGAACAGGACCTTGTTTGTTATTTTTAATGTTCCAAGCCGCGAATTGCATTAGTTTAGACTCCGATTCATAATCCTCGGTAGTCATAATACTAATTAAATTATTGTATGAACCCGCAGTATAATATGGGTATAAACCCAAATCATCAAGCCCAACTAAGTTTCTTAAATCCGTAACAGTACTGAAATCATCAGCACCAAAAGTATTGAGGTTCTCAGGAACCGCTAAATAGGTTTGTAAATTAGTTTCAACGTCCCCTGGATCTACATTTGCGTTGTCTCTTAAAGTTTCAACGGTATATGCTCCACTGTTAAATGTTTGTGGTCCGTTAGGTTGTTGTAGAGTCCTTGCAAGTATAGAATCTCTAAACACTTTCGTTGAATTAAAATCTAAGTAACTTGGCATATCTTATTTTATTAGATAAATAGATTCAAAAGTAAAATTTGGTAAGTTTTATGTTGTATATCCACGTGGATCACTCTTCATTAAATCGGCCCAATATTGAGGATTACTCTGTATTTGTCTTTGGTATGCTCCCATTGCAGAGTCCGACTTGATGGTAATGGTTTGGTCTTGAGTTGTATTTGATTGAGTTGTCGCTTGTTCCTTTTCCTTTTTTTGAGATTCTTTAATGTCGTCAGCCGATGAACTTGCTTTATTTATTACTTGTTGGAGACCCGACATTCCTTTTTCAATATATGTGGTTAGATAATCTTTACCATCCTCACTCTTACCACTTATTAATTTTCCCAAATCTTTAGAGTCCATACCAAATAGTGCTTCAATCCCCGAATCTGCGACACCAGCCGCTTTCATTCTTGCAACCCCTAAAAGCATATTTACATCTCTCATGATGTTTTGAACCGCATTTGCTTGTTGTTCAATAATTTGTTCAGGATTCAAGGTCTTAAAGTCGTCTTGGTATTTCTTCAATTCCGCAGCAATCTCCGTTGTCATGTCAGTCATCTTAATTTCGGTTTTTCCAAGTTTTTCGGCTACGTCACCTTTAAGAGCAATTGTCATTTCCCCTTGTTCGTTTAATGTAGCAAGGTTGGTAAGGAATTCTTTTGTTTCTTCAGGTATACTAACCCCTGACATATCATTCATTGCTTGCATTCTTTCGTTACCCGCAATTGCCGAGTTAGTATGTTCTTTGTATGATATACCTAAAGCATCTGCCATATCCTTAGCCTTTCTAATGTTAACACCCACAACTTCAAATCTACCCGATTCGTTATTGAACGTAGCAAGACTTTTTGATGATTCAAGTATTGCGTCTTGTAGACCTTCAACATTGTTAGTTGCCATATACATCATTTCAAGTGGGTTATTTAATGCACCCATAGCACCACCAACCACTTGTAGGTTAGCCGCCATTTCAAGTGCACCCTCAGGTGAGAATACTTTATCAGCAACTTGGAAGACACTTTCAACACTCATTCTAAATTCTGTTGATTTTCTTACCATATTCTCTAAACCACGTATTCCATTTTGGAAACCAAATTCATTTAATTTTTCAACGTTATCTTGTAAACCCTTAATTGTTGTTTGTGATTGTAAACCAAGCTCTAACGATCTTTTCCCCGCTTCACCGATTGCAGTAGTTGCTCCTCTTGCTCCAATACCAACATTTTCAAACGATTTGTAAGAACCCGCAAGTTCTTTCATTGTCATTCCAAATGCAGTGGCAATTTCAGCCGCCTTAATCTGTGATTCAGTTGTTATGAATGCAAACTTACCTGAATCATCAACCATCTGTTTCGTATGTTCAACAATATCAGAAACACCAAGACCCATTCCTTGTAAGGCTGGAATTGTCTCATTTAATGAATCCCTAAAATCTCTTGAAAAATCACCAGTCAAACCCATTTCTGCGTTCATCTGACGTAACATATATACTTGTTCTTTGGCGTATGTTTCAGTTTGATTAGTGGCTACACCTTGTAATCCCGAAAAGAACTTTTCTATAGGGTTACCCCCTTCATTTTTTGCTTTAGTATATAACTCAGCAAATTTCTCGATTGATGTGTTACTACTAACAGACGCATATTGGTCAGTATTCGCGGATGCTAAAATTGATTTAGCAATTAAACCCTCCTCAGGATTTCCATTACCTGATGTTTTTTGTTTCTCGGCGTTAGCTAATTTGACTGCCTTTGCCATTTGTTCCTCTGTTGTCGCATTGGGATTTGCTTCTACCCAATCCTTCAACATCTTAGTTTGCCTACCAATATCTGCCATATCAATAAATATTAAGACTGTGGGTTTTTGAGCTCTATAATTTTTTCAATGTAGTACTTTCGTTCAAAAACCGGCATATCAAGAATATCTGCGTGTGTAAACCCGTTTTGAACTAAGAATGTGATCTCCGTAAGCCTATTACTCCTATAATCCGTAGAAAGGACGAAAAAACTCCACCCCGAAGTTTACGTTGAACGTAACTTCTTCTCCTGATGGGGCGTAAATTGTTCGGGACAAATCCACCCCAGGTTTATTATCTCTTACATAACGTCTAAACTTTTGAGAATCAGCAATTGGCATTGTTTCAATAAAATTCCTAATATTCATAGGGTCTTTATTTCCTTTTACCGATTTAATCATCTTCTCTAATCTCTTTGTGACGATTGGTGCGGTACCAAGACCGTTCCAACTTTTGGTGATTTCATTTAATTCTTTCTCATCATTAGGTGTTAAGAAATTAAATGTAACATCAACCTTACTTTTTTCTAAGAAATATGGATATTGTCCGTTCTCATCTTCGACTAAGTTGAATTCTTTGTATGTTAGTTCAGATAAATCAATTACCGTTTCAAATTCTTCTTCTGTTTTTGGATCGGTTATTCTCATTCCAATCTCAGGTCCGAATGCGGTATTACGTAAAAAGATAAGAATTGCTTGTCTATCTTCTTCAACCATATCTTCAATTGCAATTTCCTTAGTAAGAACCTTTCTTTTAAGTAATTCATTAATTACCTCTCCACTTGCAATTAAGTTTGGTGAAGACAGGATATTTTCATCTGCCGCAGTTAAATAAGCAACTTTGACGGATTTTGTTCGATTAGGGTACATAATACCCCGACTCGGCAACTCAACAACATCATAACTGATGTTTGGGTCTATAACATATTCACGTTTATCTTCCATATTGTTTAATAGTAACGAATAAATAGACTAAAGTAAAGTTTAAACAAAAAAAAAGGGACCATAGTGGTCCCCTTAATATATTTGACAGATTATTTTATTAGTAAACTTGGATACATCTATCCATTCTCAATGTACAATCAATTGTTGCAAGTGCATCATTGTTGTAATCTAATTCACCAAAATTCAAATCTTGCATGAACGTACCTTGAAGAATCCATTTCTCAACCACAACACCAGTTGGGTCTAACATTTCTAATTCAATATCTTTTTTATACCCTGCAGCGTAACCCATTCTACCCGTTACAGATTCTGCGTGTAATCTAAACCATTCCATTAACGCTTGTGACGCTGATGGTCCGATTGGATCTTTAAATTTAACTCTTAGGGTATCCCATGTAAATCTACCAGCAACATAAGTTGAGGTATTTAAAAATGGTATCTCCACCGCGTTTATCTTAGCACTCGGTCTTGCTGCCGACGTTACATACCATTCATTGATTCCCAATGATGATGGAAATCTAACGATAAATCGGTTAACTCTTTTCGGTTCGTAGGGAACCGGCATTTTCATTAATAAATCTGCCATGTCTTTATATTTGTTTTCTTTTAGTTATTCTTTATTATAAATATCTCTCTTAGTGAAATATTTTAAAATTTATTGTCAATTAAGTTGACTTTGTCAATTTTATTACGTATTTTTTATTTACCCAGTAATACTGGTAGCAAACTTTAAAAGATTTATAAGTTAATTATATAATATATATAATTATTATTTAAATATCAATTATTACTTGCATTATTCTGGCATTATACTGGGTGTCATCTCAATTTTTACTTAGAGGGGGAAATACTACAATGTATCTCCCCTTCTTTTTTTTTATTATATATTCTCAAATGATGCTCCTGTTGGAGTTATTAAGAATTCAACATCTATAAATTCAAGTGCTCTTGTTGGTTTGATATAAATCTTACCTCTAAGTGTGTTAGCATCGATATCTTCTGGATCATTCGATACAACTACACGGAATTCATAAAGTCCTCTTTCTTTTTTAATCGACTCCAAAATAGGATTAACCAATCTTAAGAACTCATTTCTTACTTGTTCGTCATTTTGTTCAAATAACAATCTAACTGCAACTGCTGAAATTAATTTTCTTGCTCTTAACAATAATCTCCTTACGTTGATTCTATCAAGTGCTGATTCTCTAACCTGTAGAGTTTTGTTACCCCAAATAATAGTACCTGTGTCTGAGAATGTTGCAATTGGATTAATTCTTGCTTTATATAAGTCATCTCTATTCTCTAAAGTAAGTTTTTTCTTCGCTTTAATCGCGTTTACTAAACCTCTTGAGTAACCCGCTACTGCGAACCATGGGTAAGATACATTATCTGTTAGTGCAATATTCTTTAGAACCTCACCTGTTGGTGGTAAGTATATCTGTGTTGCATTATCAGTATCACGTATTTGAATCCAAGGCCAGTAAGTGGCTGAATAGTTAGTATCCATTTCTACAGTATCCAATTGATCAATAATTTCATCAACTGTATCTGTGTTAGGTGGGTTCATAATATAAAGTGAATCCGCTCTATCACCTTCAATCATCTCTATTGTGTTGTTAACCAATGAACTGTGGTTCAAAAAGTCAATACCTGGTGTTGCAAATATGTTAATATCAACCGACTCAGGATTAGAGAATGTTTCAATTGCTTGTAAGTAAGCGTAGTAATCAGAATTTCCAATATCAGTACTAAATACACCACTATTGTTCGTGTCACCACTTACGTATGTATTTTTACCGTAGATGTAACCATCACTATTAGTTCTCGTACCTCTATAGATATCCCAACCATCAAATCCACCACCCATTGCTAATGTGAATTTTCTATATTGTTTAGTTTCCAATAAACCTTTATTAGTACCTTCTAAATCATATGATGTAGTTTTGTACGTAGTATCTCCCGTAATGGTTGATGCGTTTGTTGATAAGTGAAAACCGTAAGTTACATTAGAGGTTGTATTACCTTTATATTCTAAGATATCACTATCGAAACCAATCTGTGACGATATACCAAGAGAAACTTTTCTTATTTTATCTCCGTTCGAGATTTTACTCTCACCGTTAGCAGTATAACCTGTTACGGTACCCGCTACATTGTAATCTGTTTTATAAAGTATACTACCTTGAATTGTATTACCTTGAGAATGGGAAGTATATCCCTTGAATCCCGCTGGTACTGCATCTACAGGTGGGTTTACCGATAAGTTTAACATTACGAATTTAGACCTCAATTCATATTCACCATCTGAAGTTCCAATTTTTCTCGCTACATAACCTGGTAATTCAGGATTCATAGTACATCTTGTGAATTTCTCAAGTACATTTAAATTATCGTCTTTATCGTTGAAGTCTCTAATTACAATATCAAAGTCTCCTGTTTCAAGGTCAATGTTTTGAAATGTAATTTTAACTTGTGTGTTAGCCGCGTTACCATCAGAAATACTAATGAAGTTAAATAAATCATTAACTGTTCCACCTCGTACTTCAGATACAACAACTGGTGATGCCGGTGTTTCCCACTGACCCACAAAACTATTACCTTCTGATGTGTATGTTAATGGTGATATCTTTAAACCTCTTACTAACCCTTTTTCATTTAGAGTTTTTAATGTTTTAGAATAAACCTCATGTACATAAACAGGAATGTCTTTTTTATCTTTTCCAAATACCGTAGTACCTAAAACTTTAGTTACATATTTGTTAGATGATTGGTCTAAACTCAATGTGAATGTTTTTGCACCACTCGTTGAACCTGTCACATCTAACGTGAACTCACCTAATGGGTTACTTGAAATTTCTGAACCTGACGCCAATATGTTTGCAGATGCAGTAACTTCTAAATTAAGTGTCTGTCCAGCATATGAACCTCTTGATCTTAAACATGCCACTACTTGACCACCATATTCGTTTTCAACCGCAGCGTATTCATACTGTGTAATTTTCCATCCTGCATTTACTCCGTCATAGAGAAAAAGATATCCATAAACACCATCGATAGTACCTAAACTATCTTTAAAGAATACGTTATACCAATTAGTGGTTGAGTTACTTCCAATAGGTCCCGTAACTTGATCCGATGTTACTAATCCTGCCGTGTCCGAAGACTCAACATATCCAATAGTGAACCACTTACCACCAGTAACTGCAATATTTTCAATAAACGACTGTACTGTTGAACCGTCAGTAGCGTTCTTACCATTAAGATCTCCAATAAATGAAGATGTTGAAATGTTGTTAGTTGCTCCTGTAAGTGTGTGAGATGTTCCTGCTCCACCCACTAAGTCATCGGTGTCTACCGTTATACCACCTAATGTTTTTATCGATACAGATTGACCTGGTTTGTACCCTGTTAATCCTAATACTCTCGTTACGAAAAGTTGATTTGATTCTTGTAAATACGACTTCGCAACATACCCTAACTCATATTTTGGATTTCCATCCGAATATTTAGTCGGAGAAGTTGGTCCGAAATATGTTTTGAATTCGTCAAAATTTCTTATTAGTATTGGTTCGAACGCTGGACCTTGTATGGTCTCTCCCGCTAATCCCAATGTAGTTACCCCCACACTTTGAGCTACGAACGTTAAATCTTTCTCTGATGTATAAACACCTGGAGAAACGAATACTCTGTTTGAATTTGCCATTGATTACTTTAGTTAAATATTTTTATTGTTTATTATAAATATCCTGAATTTTAGTAAAGAGACCGACAGTTTTCTATTTGGGTATATTTAAGGATCCTTTTTTATCTATATTTATCTTTATGGGGAATAAAAACAGTAAAAACCTTAAAATAGGTGAAGAACATCATAATAAGTTAAAAAAATATTGTGATGTCAACGGATTTAAAATGTACAGAGTTGTTGAAAAGTGGATAGATCAACATTGTAAGGTTAAAAAAGACGACCTTTACGGGGAGTAATTAGTGGAGATAAACCACACCTACAATAGTACCAACACGTGGTGTACCTAATAAGGTTAGAGTAGTTCTACCTGAAACTTCAAATGCTTCACCTTCTAATTGTGTCAAACCATTTAGGTCAAAACTAACCACACTATCAATTGCATTTGTTGTTGTGAACGTTAAAGACTCTCCCGTATATTCAAAATCTTCCGTAGAAACTTGTCTTGGGTTACCCGAACTGTCAATAAAAACATTTGATTTACCTTTATAATATTTTATTGTAATTATAGATCCCTCACCTGGTGGAGACGCAAAAGATATTTTTGAAGTATACCCAACGTGGAAAAAATCATCATCTCTTGTTTGAACAATACCGTTAATCTCAACAGTAAAAAGAATACCAATTGTTTCACCCACACTAAACACAGTATTGGTCCCGTCCGCAGTAAACTTAGCGATCGTGATCTCAATGTTTTTAGTCATAAATTTCTTTTCGTAGTTATTTGACTTTATGAATTCATTCATAAGGAAAAGTCGACTAACTGCGGGTTTAATTTCAAACTCTTCTTCATCGATTAAGAAACCGAGTAATGTGAATTTATAATTTTGTAAATAAAACCTACGTGATTCAATATCAACAGGTGTGTTGTCTTCAACAGTGTCTAATACAATTGGAACATAATGTCCTTTAACCGTAGTATATGATTGTCGAGAAGAAAACTTTTGTAAAACAATTTGATTAAATTTATTTAAATCTCTAAAACGAGTACATAATATTGTTACTTCGTATGATATGTCAACCGCAACGGGTTGTGGTATTCTATATATGTCAGCACCCATCTGAGTACCATTCCATGTTGGTACAGATGCGTAATGAAATTGCTGTCTATCGGGTATTGTTCTTTGTAAACTTGGGTTAGTACCTGGTTGTACATCGGGTTTTCTTATTACACTAATAAATGGTATTTTTATATTACCATCTAAATCCGAAATATCCCACGTATTTGTGAATTCACCCCATCTTTGTAATGTGAGTATTTTTGGTATAATAGGTATTTCATCACCGTCAGAAACAACTTTAAAATTATTCTTAACAAATTCCAACATACCCAAATCTAAATCATCGTGTAAAACGGAATCTGGTAAATACGAATCCCCTTGGGTTATCTTATCTAAAAGTTCCTGTCTTCTGTCAACCAATTCATTTCCTTGGTAAACACTAATATCGTTTTTCTTTTTTGGGGTTGCCATTATACTCCTCTAAATTCTACTTCTTGTGCCGGAACACATGTTATGGTTCTATAGAATGGTTTAAAACCAAACATATTATGTTTACTGTCGGACGTTACCTTCCCATCGTTAGTTACCGTATAATACCTTACTTTTTCTTCTGTTTCAGGATAACCAATAAAATCACCGTACTTTAAATCAATACCTAAATCATTTAAATGTTTTAAATAAACCGACAATGTTAAATTACCAGGTTCATTGTATCGAACCATACCACTTTTATATGTACTGTTCTTTGGTTGTTCTACTTTAACTAACGCATTAAACTCCACAGGTGGGTAAAATTTTATTTGATCTTTACCAACTTCAGCATATACTGCATCGGTATCGGTACTATCATGATCAACACGATAGAGAACCAACTTCATATTGAGGTCACCATGAAGGTATTCCTCACCCATTTGTATGTTCAGGTCAAAATCTTCAGTTGAGAAGAATTTACTCAGTCTTGTAATTGGAACCTTTTTACTCATACACATAAATAGTTTAAAATGTCATTTGATTTCGTTATATTTAATATATTATATGGAAAGACAGATACCTGAAATAGAAGCGAGGGAAATTGTGACGGGATACACAGGTTACAATAACCAAATACTATCGTGGAAGAGAAAGTTTGAAACAAGTAAAAATCATACACTTACTCGACCACAATCCGATTACGTACTCAAACATTGGGAAACAGTACCTAAAATTGCACGCAAATATGTTGAGATTTCTGAACACTTTGGGAAGAAAGTAATGGAAGATAGATTACTACCTGAACCAGTACGGCACATTTGGGTGGAAAAACTCTTATGTGAGAGTGATAAAGCATTTAATATATGGGGTAACATCAATGTAGATTTACCACACATGTCTATGTGGGTACCAAAGGCTGCTATTATACAGGAAGAAAAGACATTGGACAGAGAAGTTGATTACTCACCATATGACCACCGACCACCAATGGAACACCAAAAAACCGCAATTGAAAAACTACTTGCAAATAGTCATTTTATTTTAGCGGATGATATGGGTCTTGGTAAAACAACAAGTACTGTTATTGCTTCAATGGAAAGTGATGTAAAAAAAGTATTAATTGTTTGTCCTGCATCTTTAAAAATTAATTGGAAGAGAGAGATTGAATTTTACACTAAGGAAGAGGTTTTAATTGTTGAAGGTAGAAAATGGGGAGCACAGTACAAGTACTATATTATAAATTACGATATTTTAAAAAATTTCCACACTACGGAAAATAACGTAGAAAGTGAGGGTTACCAAACAATAGTGAATGAAGGTTTTGATTTGGCAATTGTTGATGAGGCACATTACATTTCAAACTCAACAGCACAAAGAACTAAATTATTAAACGATATTTTAACTAAAATCCCTAAAGTTTGGTTACTTACGGGAACACCAATGACATCAAGACCTATTAATTTCTATAATCTTCTTAAGATTGTTAAATCACCTTTAACAATAAATTGGAAAACGTACGTAATAAGGTACTGTAAAGGATATCAATTTAGAGTGGGAGGTAGAAAAATATGGAATACAAGTGGTGCAAGTAATCTTAATGAACTTAGAGACCAAACGAAAGCGGTGGTTCTACGAAGATTAAAGACGGACGTTCTTGATTTACCAGAAAAAATTATCTCACCAATATGGTTAGAGATGAAGAGTTCATTCTACGATGACGAATTAACGGAGTTTTTAAAGATCACAGAGGAACAAAAAACAAAAGAGAGTATAACGGTAACCCTTAATCGTTTAATGAGGTTACGTCAGTTAATTGCAATTGATAAGGTGGAACATACCTGTGAGTTAATTGATAATGTATTGGAACAGGACCGTAAAGTGATTGTTTTCACTAATTTTACAGTTTCATTAGACATGTTAAGGGAGAAGTACAAAAAGAAATGTGTTGTCCTTGATGGTAGAATGTCAAAGGATGGTAGACAACAAGCGGTTGATAGATTTCAGAATGACCCTAAGGTAAAGATTTTTATTGGAAACATTAAAGCGGCGGGTGTGGGTATTACACTTACGGCTGCCGATGTTGTTATTATGAATGATTTATCGTTTGTACCCGCAGATCACTCACAAGCGGAAGATAGAGCATATCGTTACGGTCAAAAAAATAGTGTATTGGTTTATTATCCTGTTTTTGAAAATACTATTGAAATGACAGTCTACAATATTCTACAAAAGAAGAAAAGTGTAATTGATCAAGTTATGGGTGATGGTGAATATTCCGAAACTTTTGCTTCGGAGTTAATCAAGTCGATTGGTAAAAAATAGTAAGGAAGAGTCAAAAATGAAATATACATTATCACTATGTATTCTTTCAACTAAATCCATATCAATTTTAAAAACAATTATATCACCTCTATGGGTAAATGAAATATAATCAATATCCTTATATTGACTTATTGATGTGGTAACTTTTACTTTGTAATTACCATCTGAAGTAATTGACCATCCACCACATGATTTAACTTGATTCGTTTCGTTTCGATCTGTAAATTTTATTACACCATCGATACCTTTGAAATCTTGTGCACTTCCACCTGTTAATATGTCGTCATCTTCATATCCAATTGAATCTGTCCATATTAATTTATGATTTGATTCTACTAATTTTTGAGACTTATTTCCTGCACCAACATTCTTCGTTTTAATATCATCTAAAGAGTCCTTTATTTTTCCATCTTCAAAAATCTCGAATCTATGATTATATAAATGTTCAGCAAATTCATTTATTGTATCAATTACAGTGTCCTCAATAAAACCTCCGTCAGAATCTCTCTCATATGGTAACTCGTAACCGTACAATTCTTTTAGTTTCTTCTCTAAATATTTATGTTGTGTGTAACTTGTGTTTGTGTAGTTTATTCCACTCCTATGATCGTATTTGTCATTTTCGGGGTTATAATCATAAACACCCACTTCAGATGTACTCCCATCTGATTCAATAATTTGACCGTATCGTGGTAATCCCCGATCTTCCCAAATAATTCTAACAATACCCATTATCTTCCAACTTAGTTTCTTTCTTAATGGACTTACACTGTTAATGTATCTCCATATATCTAACTTAGATTTGTGTTTATTTCTGATTTTTTGTAATTGTTCTTCTGATACCATAATTAAATGTGTGATTATTCCAAATATAAACTATTTATATTAATAAATCAAGTAAGATATGCCAAGCACAATTATAACACCAACAAACAAAGAGAAGTTATACTCACAGGTTTTTCATCTTTTAGGTATGCCGATTCGTTCTATCGAGTTGACGGAAGAACAGATGGATACATTCCTTGAGTTAGCACTTGACGAATATGAACAATATGTAAGTGATTGGTTAATCGAATCACAGTGGTCATCATTAGCTGGGTTAAATGTTGATACACAATCCTTAACAAGAGCGTTCACTACGAGATCGGTTGACTATGAAACACAATATTCACATGCATATTCTAAAATTGTGGGTCTTCAAACAGGTGGTGAGTCGGAGTTGAAGTTAGATAAAATACAATTGGTTGCCAACCAACAAATGTATGAAATTGCTGCGGGAAGAGAAATAAACGAACTTCTTTGGTTTACAAGAGCAGAATTAACCGATTCAATCGTGGATCCATTTTTAGGTGGGTTTGGTGGTCTTGGTGGTGTAGGTTCTGGTGGTGTTGGTGGATTTGCACAAATGGGAACTTCAGGTTCTTACTTTATGATGCCAGCTTATGATTTATTGGCAAGAATGCAAGATAGGGGTTTAAAAAATCGTTTAATCGGTGGTGAACTTACGTATCGTGTTACTGCGGGTCCTGAAGGAAAAAAACACGTCCATCTTTATAATACACCAGGTGGTAGGTTTGATTTTGGTTCTGTACAGAAACATAACTATTATGTGTGGTATTGGTATTATGATACCCACGATCGTGATGACTGTTTAGCAAAAAACAAAGATATTATAAAGTTACCTTCTGATATTGAAACAGAAGAACTTACATGGGAGACACTTAACAGACCAGCACAGAATTGGGTACGTAAGTATCTAATTGCATATTCTAAAGAAGGGTTAGGAAGAGTATATTCTAAATTTTCAGGAGACTTAAGAGTTCCCGATAGTGAAGTTAAATTAGATTATAACTCACTTTTAACTGAAGGTAAGGATGAGAAAACAAAACTTGTTGAAGAACTAACACAACGATTGGAAAGATTACGTCCTGACAAAATGTTAGAGAGAAAAGGTAACGAAGCAGAAAACTTAAATAAGTCACTTAAGTATAGACCATTCCAATCTCCATTCCTTGGAATCTAAAAAATAAGGGGGTATTATTTCAACCCCCATAAATTTATTCCTCTATTTCAAAATCTAATAGACTTCTATTGTGTTTAACCCAATGTTGGTCAATATGTTTAAGACTATCGTCTAAGTATAGGAAGAACGGATCCCTCTTTATCTTATTCCAAAAAATCACCTCAGTTTCAGATAATGTCATCACATCATCATAGTTGTCTTGACCACCCTCTTTCATGGGGTTACCCGAATCTAACTTACATTGTGTAGGTGTGAAGTATTGTCTTTTCTCAGGATTATCTACCATTATATCGTTACGTATGTCAGGACTAAAGACAACCATAAGTGGTTCTATTCTTTTGTTAAATGTATTTACGTATCGAGCAATGTTATATTCACCTTTCATTTCAGGATTGTCAGACATTTCTTTTTCAGTAATCATGTAACAATTAATTCTCACTTCATCGGTCTTTGGTTTCTTTGAAACATCACCGTGAGATTTAGCGGTACCATTATTAACATAGAATATTGTTTCACCAAGACCCGCATTATAACCATTAACCATAATTAACTCCATGTGTGCCTTTCGAGACATTAAAGATCCACTTTTGGTTCTTTTCTGTATGTGTTTTTTATAATCATCTATTGATTGTTTAACTCTCGATTTATTAGCAATCTTCGCTAATGGTATTTCTTGGTTGTATATGACTTCAATGTAACTGTAGTAATACTCAATAAATTCATGTCCTTTACCATCAAGTAATAACCTTAAACCCTTATCAAGAAAATCAACAATATAACCTGAAAGATTTTTTGATTTAATTGTGTTACCTGTTAATTTAACACCACCATTTGGTTTCTTTAATACATAGTTTTTCCTTGCGAGATTAATGGTTGCGGGACAAACATAATCAATATCAAGACCCATCTCACCTCTCATAAAGATATCGTTAAATTCCGCAGTGTCCGCTTCAAGACCCTCATATTCTTTATCCTTGACAACAAGACCATTTAACCCCTTACCTATGTACTTACGACTTTCCATGTCTTTAGGTGCAGAAAAGTTAACACCATCCGTATCCATTACAAGTGGTTTATACCCAATACCTTGGAAATACATGATCATCATTCTAAGACTTTGTCTTCCGACACATGTGATAGTTTCACCCATATCCATATCACCCCATGGGAATACGTGAGGTGCTGACAATGAACCAAAGTATGCATTAATGAAAATCTTAATTGGTAATTGTTTTCTGTTGTATTTTTCTGATAGTTCGGGATTTGTCTTATAGTGTTCAGCCGCCAATAATTTGTAATTTATACGAACATCTCGGAAGTACTTTAACATCGACTTCTGAACACCCATCACATCACAATCGGGAAACACATCATACACTAACTGTATTGATGGATATAGTGAAGAGTAATCAAACTTAACTACGTTAGTCTCATAACCAACGTTTAGTAATCTTGACAAACCACCCGTTATTGGTCTACGTTCATCTTTTTTAGGTACTGCTAAATCATGTTTATATGACCACGCTAACATTATTAACTTCCATAGTGTTGCTGTTCCCATGGTAGAGACTCTTTCATAAGTTGCGGGTACAACCTTAGATAGTAAAAATGTTGATTGACTAAATGAATCGTCAACAACCATAGTCTCATATAAATCATCTTCAAGGTACTGTTCTACTATTTTTCTACCTGTCCAAACCTCATAAACATTTGGAAATCTTTCTAATAGGTTTTCAGTGCCAGGTGACCCAATCTTTTTATACTTACCTGTTTCAGGATTCATATAAAAACTTTCATTATCAATATAGATGTTTGATATCTGTGATCCCTCAACATATACACGATTCTTCTTTTCGGCTCCAAGATATTTTGTGATATACTTTAACCCCCACGATTTAATGTCCGAGTTAATTGCTTGAGATCGACGAACAGAATGTGCAATATCAAGAATGTTCATTCCCCAAATAATGTGTTGTGTGTAGTATTCAACCTCATTGGCTAATTTTAACATTCCTTCACGTTCTTTAATTCCCTGAGCATGAAATATCTGAGTATGTTCTTTAGGGTTAATACCTAATATCTCACACCTCTTTAAAATAAAAGGAAAATCAAAGAATGATGAGTTATATCCAGCAATGGTTGTTGGTTTTAATTCCCTCAAGTGTTTAAAGAACTCTATGATACACCTCGCCTCACCATCTTCACCGAAAGCATCAATAATCTGAACAAAATCTCGATTATCCTTCATCCCAATAAGAATTATCTTATCTACCTCAGGATCAAGACCTGTTGTTTCAATATCAAACACTAAACGATGAACGTCGTCATAATCTTCTAATCCCTTAAAGAGTCTTTTTTCTTTTTGAATGAGAAATTGTTCTTTTGGGTTTAACAGAATAAAATGGTTTCTTACATCTTCATCCCACGGATTAATACCACCTTGTCTGAAAAAATCCAACAAAGGTCCATAACCTTTGGTACTTTTCACGATGTAATTATAACCCTCCATAAGTCGTTGGTGACCTTTATCCTCTAACTTTTCGATCTTAATACCATATTCAATCATCTTTTTACGTTGTCGAGCTTTGTCTCTTCCGTAAAAATTTAAACTACTAATGTCATTAACCCAAAGAAATGGGGTTAGAGTATCCTTACGAATAATCTTACCTTTTTCAGGATCTTGGATAATTTTGTAAATTGTGTTTGTTTTGTACTCGTACTCTATACCTACGATATACTTTTCGGGATCGGAACCATTGAGAAATTCCTCGATTACCTCCTGTGAGATTATCTCTTTAATCATTGTTATATGTGTTTTTAATTAGTTGACACATTATCTTACACCATCATTGGATGATGTAGTTAGTCTTGCTACAAATATAACAATAAAATACTAAATAATCAATTCCCGAAGGACTAATTATATGATATTAATAAATAATTTTTCTTTGATTGGAACAATTAGTTTTTCGGTAGGTGCAAGATTTGTATCAAGAAATTGTATTGTTACAATTCCTTCGTACTTACCTTCTTCCGATGTTTGATCCTCAGTGAATCTATATGTAATGTAGTATTCGTCGGTGGTTTGGTCATACTTTTTGGTACGTGTTGTAAGATTACATATCCCACCCAAAATAACAGGAACTTCAGTCTCTACCTCAAACATATCGAATGTAATGTCCGAGTTCTCTAAAAGATCGTTAAATGAAGACTTATCATTTCGTCCATCATCAACTAACCTCATCTTTAATATTGGATCTGTTGACCCTTTTCTTATAAAAAATTCCATATTAATAAATATTCAATCTATTTTTTTATTTACTATTTCACAATCTGTGTTTTATATAGAGGGTGGATACGACGTAGAATTAACCAAACCTAACTGCCAATAAGTTTTACCACCTATTACCATACTTATGACTTGTGATGATCCTTCTACTATGTGTATTGAATCTCCACCACCATATGGTGTTATTCCGTTCATAGTCCCATCCCAAGATCTAATATTCATTAGACTCTCAATTCTGTCTATTCTATTACATAACGTACGGATAGGTTTTTCAATATCATCATCGTTAATTATTATCCCACCATATAAAAGACCAACAATTAACCACTGATTAATATTTTCGTCGTATGTTAAAACCGCCGAACCCGAGTCTCCCCCACTTGATGGGTAAAAACACGTGTCGCCGGTGGGTGTTGTGGATCCACTTGCCATTAGACTGAAAGTGTCGTTCATCTTGGTCGTCACGTCTACCCCTTGTTTTTTATAGTTTATAGTTATTGATGATGCAAATTGATCTCTAAATAATTTAACCACTCCTTCACCTTTACCACCGGTGGTTCTTCCCGCACTAAAATATTCTCTACCATCTTCTGATAAATATTGATCCAATTCTGGTGTTGTTGCAAATCTTGGAGCTACATTCATTGTGTTTATGTTGTGTTGTCTCCATGAAACATTGGGGTCTATCATTCCTTCATTAATTATTGCAATTGCACAATCAATATAGTTTGTGGGGGAACTTAATGGTTGGTATCTTATGACTTGACCCACTGTAAAACCTAAATTAGACTTACCTGGTTCGTTAGGTTGAATCACGGGGTCGTTATGTACGTTGGTTTGTACACCCGATAAATTTCTCTCTGAAGTAATCCACGCATCATTAACAAGTACATGATTATTACTAACCCCAACCAAATGATTTGTTTCATTATCTACAGCAATAAAACCTAATGTACCAACATAATTACTTAATTTACTAAAATTAGTTACAGATACACCACCCATTATAGGTCTATGATCATCTCTATTAGTTGGGTCGGTTGTTTGCCAAGTATAAAAAGACGCGTCACACATTCCATATCCTTGAGGTCTTACAATACCTTCAACCACATCAGTTTTTAAAATTTCACCCTCATGAGTAATATTAGAAGGAATTCTTTCGTCTACAGGTATATCATTTAAATCTTTCTTTTTAGATACGGTATAAACTAATGATTTTTCATTTGTTAATTTACCATTCACGGTTTTAAAACCGTATCCCACAGAAACAACGTCTTCAGATGTTGATTCATTTATGGATAATGTTAATTGTTGTAGTTGTTCGTTATTCATATCTTATTAAGGTGTATGTACATATATGGTGTTATTCGCTGGTGTAGGATTAGGAGTTGCGTTTGGTGTACTTGTTGGATTTGGTGTTGGTGTTGGACACGTTCCACTCACATTAATCACACCACGCATACCTGCGTGATTTACACATTGATACTGATATTGAGTAATTCCCACATCACATGGTACTTCCCATGTCAGTGTGTATGGATCCCCTGCATTCCACGTACTCACCACATTAGGGAGTGGTGCTTCGTGCTGATCTAAACCATTAAAGTTAGTTATTTTTATTGGGTGTGTTTCAAGATCTGGTGCACTTCCCGTAACGTTTATTATTACTGTAGAACCACGATTAACATTGATACAACCAAATAAACCACCATTTCCATCTAAATCACTTGTTATGTATTTTCTGTCTGTGGTATTAGTGTTACTATCGTACTCAGTCTCTACGTTTATATTGAGAGGTGCGGCTGATATACAACTTACAGGTTCTACTGTTGCCGTTGGTGTTGGTGCAACTGTTGATGTTGGTGTAGGAGTAGGTGTTGCGGTTGGTGTACTTGTTGGGGTTACAATTGAAAGGGTGTCAGGGTATATTGAGTCTTGTCGGTCATGAACCGTGTTCCCACTAATCCCTCTCTGAAGTCCGAACCTAAGATGGTATTCCTGTTGCCAATTCCAATTACACATGGACGTATATCGAGAACCGTATATAACAGTTCCATTGGAGTCTCTATATTGTGTTATTACGTAAACGAAATTCGTGATCCCATCAACGGGTGTAGAAACAGTAATACTGAGAGGATTTGAAGAACCATTTCCCTGTGAACAATCAGCAATAGGGTTATAGGTACCGACCTCAATCCAGTTCAATGTGTCGTCGTACTGATTTTGTGTGAGACTGTATGATTCTGAAACTTCAGTATACCATAAAGTTAATCCTGTAAGTGATGGTGTAAAATCTTGAACAGTACTAATATTTACAGTCGTTGTATACCCTGTAGGTGCAACTGTTGATGTTGGACTCGGGCTTGGTGTTGGTGTAGGATTAGGAGTACTTGTAGGTTCCACCGTTGCAGTTGGATCTGGTACGGGTGGGGTGTTGGTTTCTGTAATATACAAATCTACCACGTCACTTGATGACAATGTATAATATTGGTATTGTCCACCAGGACCACTTCTAAGGTCAATCAAATTACTAAATGAGTATGTACCGAGTTGATTAGCTAAAGAACCGTTTAAGTAATACCACCCATAGTAAACCCCTCCACCTGTGGTTGGAATACTAATTCTTGCATTGTTGTAATCGGTGTCGAGAGTAATAACAGAATGGTGTGAATCACTATTTGGTTGTATTGTGTGTGTCCCCGAAGAATCAAAACTTAATCTATTAGACATTGCACCGTTTGACTTAACCAATTTAAAGTCAGTTATTGAAAATGTTGATGATTGGTTGTAAACGTGTAATTTAAAACTACTGATATCTACAGTTTCCGTTGGTGTGGGGTTAGGGGTACTTGTTGGTGCAACTGTTGATGTTGGACTTGGTGTAGCACTTGGATATGGTGTTGGTTCTACCGTACTTGTAGGTGTAGGATTAGGTGTTGCGGTTGGTGTACTTGTAGGTGTAGAACATGAGAACTGACTTACCGATGTTACTTGACTTAGTGCGTCCACACTAACCCATGTGTGACCTGATGCCACGGTAAGTGGACCAGGTGTCATATATAAACAAAATCCTTCATCGGTAAATAGAGTACCTGATGAGTCACGATATATGGTGGCTCCAACTTCTACGGTGTTTCCATTTTCGATAAATATATGTGGATACTGTTCATTCCCTTGGTTAGCTAAGACACCTGTAAGGTGTCCATCATTATCACACATCCACTGTGTCATTTCATTGAATGTTACGGTTTGATTATTAGTTTCGAATCTACCTCCAACATTACCATCTAAACTATTAGACTCAAAATAAGTTGCCACCTTAAGAATTCTTTCTAACGAGAGATTAAATGTACTTGACGGTGTGGACTCCGGAGTCGATGTTGGACTCGGTGTACTTGTAGGTGCAACCGTTTCCGTTGGTGTTGGTTCTACCGTACTTGTTGGTGTGGGTGTTGGATCTGGTTCTACTGTTGGTGTAGGACTTGGGCTTGGTGTAGGACTCGGGCTTGGTGTAGGATTAGGAGTTGCGTTTGGTGTACTTGTAGGTGGATCAGGTTCTGGTGTTTGTTGTGGTGTTGCATTTGGTGTTGGTTGTGGTGTTGCATTTGGAGTACTACTCGGTGTGGGTGTTGGTGTTTGAGCAATAACCTCTAATACCTGCTCGACAATCGGACCGGACGCACTACCTTCTCTAATAATAATTTGGTAAACCTCGTCGCCTTCTGTTAAACCATCTTCCACTGTTGTTATAGAAATTGAATCAGACATCGATAATGTTTCATTATATGTTGGTATTGTTCCTGAACCTGAAGGAATTACTCCTCCCTCAAAATCAGCAGCTACCGCCCAAGTCCATGGGTCAACGACAGCAACATCAACAGACCAGAAATATTCTGTTCCTGCAGGTACATGTTTGGTATTCAATATGTGATTAAATGTGGTACCGTCATAATGTGTTGATGAAAGTATCTCCCAAACCGATGTTGGTCCAGAAGTTGCAATTGGTGTTGGTTGTGGTGTTGCATTTGGTGTCGCAGTTGGTTCTGGTATATGATATCCCTCTAAGGTGGAAATTCTATCATTAAACGATTGTGAAACAATTAAATATGAAGAGGTAAAAGAATTAAACTCATCTCTAATTGATCCACTCTCAATTTCTAATTTGTCTAAACGACCGACAATAAGGGATAGGTCCACTGGTGATTGAGTTGGGTTAGGTGTTGGTTGTGGAGGTAAATCCCCAATTGTAATCCATGAACCACTAACACTCTCAATCTTATTTAATCTACTCGAAGAAGAACCACTCTCAATTTCTAAAGAATCTAATCTATCGTTTGTGTTAAGGACATATGTTCCAAATGCGTTGTCATTTTCTGTGTCAACACTATTAATTAAATCAACTATTTCTTTAAATGAATCTTTGTCCGCATCAGAAGATAATAAAATTGCATCAATCCTACCTTTCTCAGTTTCGATTTGAGTAAGAAGTGATCCCGTCGCAATTTCTAAACCATCTAACGCATCTAATCGTATGTTTTGTTGAGTGTTAACTGTGTTATTTGATGAACTATAGGTGTTAAAATATTCACGTAACTCAAGTAACTCTTGGTCAGTCGCATAATAATCATTTAATGAACCTGTAAATATTTCTATAGAGTCTAAACGACCATCTGCTGATGATGTAAAGGTGTTTAACGATGAAACGTTACCTATCAGAGTATCGACCGAGGATGTAATTGACGAACTCGCATATTGAGGTGTCAACACAGAATTGATTTGGTCTTTTATTGCATCTAATGTGGTTCCAAAGGTGGTCCCATTTATTACTATTGGTATAATACCACTCCCACTTGGGGTTAAACTTGAACTTAATTCTGATATTTTTCTAAATGCCATTGTATTGTTATTAAAAAATTATAATGTCGTTATTTTCTGTTTCCATTATGTCGGAACTTACTCCATCAATTATTAGACTTTCATCATTGTATGGTAATATTGTTTCCTCACACTTTTCTTGACACTCAATAATGTCGTACATTGGTTTGGTTGACACAATATAGTGGTGTCTAACCTGTAATGCGTTTAGAGGTTCCTCAATATATTTGATTCTTTTTAAATTAAAACTCGTCACACCTTGGTGTACTCCACCTGAACCTGTGGTTCCACCACCCCATGATTGGATAAATGGTTGAAAACCTCTTTTAGATGGTATGACTTCTTCCCAATTATCAATTTTATAGATAGGTCGACCATTTAGGTATATTTTTAATACACCCAATCTTGCATATCTTTCATCATTCCAATCTTTGTTTAACTCTTCAATGTATTGGTAATTTTCTGTCGCTCCTGAAAGGGTTACTGCTCTTGGATTAGTTATCGTAGATCCTGTTATCAAATCATTCCACCCACCAGAATTTTCAATTTCACACTCGGTGTGTCTTAAGTGACGATCAAATACAATTGTTATGTTAAAATCCTTAGAGGTACCATTTTCACAAAGAATTGGGGTTACTCCCGAATCATGATAAAAAGTTTCTTTATATGATTCGTTAACACAACTACCCGAATATCTATATGCGTTCCATTCAATTTTTCCATCAGAAGTAAAACCAAAGGAAAGGTTATTATCGGCATATAAAGATTGTTCATATTCGTCTCTTACACCAAAAAAATAAAACACACTACCAACGGACCACGGTAAGTCATCTCTATTAAAAACAAAATCAAGTGTCCACCCTTTTTCAGGTCGTCTTTCGATTATGTAATCACATAGATCCGTCCCACCATGTTTGTTTATCTCATACGCCCACGGCCTTACATCTAAGGTACTGTCGATAGGACAACAGTCACCCGCGAGTTTACTACTGCACTCAATTAAATTAGTTGTAAAACCTGTGATATCTAATGGCATTTTTACTTTTCTATATAAATAGTAAAAACATTAGTTATCTTCAGATAAAGAATTAAAATTATGTGTGGTCGTTACGTTATTGAATACCATACACGATCGACTACCAATCCAGTGGTCAAATCTACTCTCGTCAAAAGAAATCTATTTTCATCAATAGTTAATGCACTGTTTGAGAATTGTTGGTTAGTACCTTCTGTTTCTGGTTCCAAAGTATATCCCGATAAATATTCATGATAAACAAGTCCTACATTCTTTCCGGCGGTTCTTGTTAATATGGGAGTACCTATCGCACCAATAATTCCATTAGTGTATTGGAATGTTCTTCTGTACGCCATTGTTCTTGAAGGACTATTAGAGTAATTTACCATTACAGTATTTGCGGAGTCATTAACTTTTTCATCGAACCAAGTTTGATACTCAGTCCAACCCTGAGGAGTGTTGTCGTAAGGTACTGTTACTATTCCAACAGTGTAAAGTTCTTGATATTTAAGATAGTTGGTGTCCTTAACAACCTCAATGTGGGTTACAATTCCATCAGTACTTCTTATCAATGTCCATTCTCCATTTTGATTCTTAGCTATAAAGTGATACCTATCCCAAGAACTACCTTGTACGGGAGACATTCCGTCTGATGTAACTACACCATCCATAATAGATGTTCCTATTGAGTCTTTATATATACTCATACCGACTGTCCAATCAGATATTGAATCCTCTTTAAATATAGATACGTCACCAATAACAGATTCCCCAAACTCATCTTTGATAATTAAATCAATAATTTTCTCACTTGCTTGTTTTGATACACCACCAGCAAAGTGATAATGATTTCCTTCTAATTCGGGTGTGTTTGATTGAAGGGTTGGGTGCCACCCTGTTACGTTTCCGTTATTTTTATCATACAAATATGAATGAACGACAACTTCTTCCAAACTACTTGGGTTTGTTTCGAATGTACCATATTCGGCAGTTCTAACTTTAAAGTCACCCCAAACTGTTTTGATGCTTTGACTTAATGTCCCATATCCGTTGTTGTAAATTTCCCCTAAACCATTATTGTCTAAGTCAAATTTTATACTGTAAGTTGAAGATGAAGGTGGTGAATCGGTTTCCCCACTAATGGTACTATGATCACATATCATAAAGTAATGTATTTCGCCAGGAATTCCTGTGTATGTGAAAAGGTCGTTATTTAAAATAAAATTTTCATAATCATGGACTACATTTCCCTCACTGTCTAAAATATTAAAATGATCGGTAAATTCGTCATAGTTAAATGTCACCGTTAAACTTGAATAAATGTAATTTATATCATTAATTCTGTTATCAAACTCACAAAGTTTAATATTTTCTATTGTAGAATCGTCATCACTTAAATCTTTTAATATAGGGGTATCAAACGTTATTGAATTAGTAAAATCCAACAATTTAGGGTCATAGTCGTTATTAAACCCCGCAATTTCGTAGTCATAAGTCTCTGAATTATCGAGCTCTACGTCCACACTTATACCTAAATTCCTTAAAATATCCTGACTATTCATACTCTTATAAATATCTTTCAAAACATTTGATATTTATAATAAAAGTATATTCTATGAATAATTTTATAAAAGGGATAATTGAGGAGAAATTTACCTCTAAAAAACAACAACGTTTCTTCTACGCAAAGGCCAATGACGAGAGTTTGAGTAAGAAAGAAAGGGCTAAGTGGAAGAAAATGGCTGATAAACTGTCAGACGACACTAACTTTGAAAAAATTCCTGAAGTTGCCGAAGAAGAAGGTGATGTGGATGAAATTGTTGATGCTAAAGGAAATATTCAACGAGGTGGTAAAGCAAGTGATGCAAATACAAAAGGTATAACATCAAGAAAAACCTCTAATCAAACAGCAAAGGGATATGCTGGTCAAATGGGAACACACGGTGTTCACGGAACTCACACATCATTAAGATATTGGGCGGAATCAGATATGAGTAAGTCTCTTGGTTATGACGACACATTAGGCGATGACGATAATTTTAAAGAAGCATACAAACATTTTACGAAGGAATTGAAACTTACCCACGAAGATGCGATGGTAAGACTTGAAAAAATGGGATATGACCAAAAACTACCTGAAGATAAGGTTAGGTTAGTTGAGAACCCAAAGAAATTCATGAAGGATTATATGGAAACCGTCTTAACTAAGAAAAACAGTGACGATGAAATTTTAACTAATGAAAAAAAAGACATTAACCCAATCATTAAGAGACAGTTAAGTTCTTTGAAAACGACACTCGGTAAACATAAACTTACAATTGATGACATAAAAGAATATCTAAGTTAGAATGAGTAACAGTAAACTACAAAATAGAATTTTTAAATTACCCGATAACGTATTCAATTACATTCACGGTGTGATAACGTCGTTGAAGGACAAATCTGTTGTGGGTGTTCAAAGAGCGAAAGGTTTAATTAAAACCAGAAATGTTAGTTACAGTCAGTTAAAATCAATTATATATGATTTAAAGAAACCCGAACTAAAAGATAGTATCCAATTTAAACTTATGGGTGGTGATCTAATGTTACAATGGGGAGAAACATTTTTAGATGGTGAAAGAACTTTAATTAAAAATAATAAGAATTCTCAAAAGAGAGCAAATGAAATTGGTCAACTCAACGATATTAGACAAAATAGTTTTTTAAAGAAACACACAAAAAAAACAAGTAGTCGTGTTCCTACTAATATGTTGAAATCTAATTCTGATAAAACTTCTGTTTCTCCAATATCATCA